TTGCAATGGATGCTCGTGGTCTCAAGTGGAAGTCGGGGCATGACTGGTCGCTGGAGCGTGGTGCTTTGGTTGACCACATCAATAAGTTCGTAAAGGACAACGCAGTATTCCGCGACGAGACTGGTCGAAACTACATCATCACAGTAAAGGGAGAGTAAACATGTCTTACGCACACATAGAAAACACGCTGTTCAGATGGGCTTCGGGGATGCACTTAACAGAGCATTTCCCTGACGAGTTGCTCGAAGCCGACGAAGAAGATCAGTTGCAGTGGTGTGAAGATCATTGCATTGAGGCCAATGAGTACCGTGACGCGGCAAACGTGTTGAATGACATCAACGAAATGACGAGAGACGTTGGGCTGTTGATTGAACATTTTGTAAGAGAAGGGGAACTGAAATATGGCAAAGTTTAGAGTAACCGCGACTATGGATGTCAGCTATGAGGCTGAGATTGAAGCCCCAACATCACAAGATGCTTGGAACATAGCCGCCAATGATGACGGCGATGTTAATTGGTTCAATCGAGGTGGCGATGATTGGGAACTGCAAAGCATTATCAAAGTAAAGGAGTAAAACATGTCTCACAAATTTGACCCCGAAAAATCCTATGGCGTATCCGTCTGGGATATGTCTGTAGCCGTAACCGATTACGATGCGGATGATTATGTTCGTAATGAGGATGGAAGCATCAAGCTGTTTAACATCCCGAACTACGACTACTCGTATATCTGCGACGACGTAGATGTGGAATATTTAGAAGAGCGCACTAATAACCGAGGAGAATATTAAGATGGATAAACTAACCATGATCGAGAAGGTCGTAGCCACTATGGATGCGAAAGAAGTTCGGACACTCATCGTAGTGTGTAACGATAAGCTTGCCGCCTTGGGCGAGCCTGTCCATCAGAACACAAACCCGACGACGAAGGGCGGCGGGAAACGGTATGGGCGCAAACCCTATTACATGAAGTCAATCCCTGATAACTGTGACGACACATTCAAAACCTTCAAGGACATACAAGATGGTTGGGTAAACGACTTGGCGAAGCACGGTAAGCCGTGCATCGTCAGCGTTCGTGGTCAAGGATACCACGTTGTCGAATACAAGAAGGGCAAGGTGTTGATGATCGGCACGATCAGTATTGATGATGCCAACAGTATCTGTAGTGGCTCTACTGTCCATGAGGCAGTTGCCGCCTACCGCAATCAAAGTAACGTAGCATAAGGGAGAACATGATGCTGAAGATAGAAAAGAATGGTGGCGTGTGGCACATCGTCGGGTCGTTGTCAGGGAACAGGGTGCGTAAAAGCACCCGCGTTCCTACGAACCACCCGAATGGCAAGCAGATAGCTGACCAGATGAGGGTAGACATGGAGAGTAAGATACTAACCAACACTCTCTACAACAGCACGAACAAGACAGTCGGGGAAGCAATCAAAGATTACCGACGTTGGAAACAGTTGGAAGGTAGGATGTCTCGTGACATGGACAGCAAGATAGACAAGCTGTCTAGTTACTGGAGCAAGGTATCCTTGAACGACGTAACCACACAGCGCATACAGGCGTTCGTGTTCGAGTCAATGCAAAGTCTACAGGCCAACAGCATCAAGCGTTATCTCAACCAACTACGAGCGATCCTCAAGTATGCTGAAGAGACATACGGATGGAGATGCCCGAAGATACCTATGCCCCACGTTGACGACGCCAGAGATGTGCATCTGGATGAGGAACAAGTGTTGGATGTGTTGCGCTTCTTCAAGAAGAATGAACCTAAATACTATCCACACTTTCTTCTGCTGTTCGATACTGGTGCGCGGCTTGGTGAGATGCTGAGACTTGATGAGTCTTGTTTTCGTGGTGGAGTCGTGAAGATACGTCGTGTTAGCAAGATGAAACAAAAGACCTTGACCCGTGACGTTCCGATGTCTGACGACGTAACGGATATGGTAAGAAACTTTCCGAGCAGGGGGCTGGACATCTGGAATGACAATCGTTCCGCTTCTGCGACGCTGAACAAAGCACTCAAGAGAGCGTGTGCATATTGCACAATTCCACCGATTAGAGTGCATGACGCACGACATACATTCGCATACCTGACAGCCAAGGCTGGGGCAGACTTGGGTGATCTACAGTATTTGCTAGGTCATGCCGACGTATCAATGACCATGAGGTATCGTGGCTATATACAAAGCAGAGCAAAGGATTTTGTCATGTCATCCCGAAAACAATTGGGTGATATCTGACAAGCGTTTCCAAAAATTTTCAGAAAATTTTAATCAGGTCAAGGGTTGGGGTGTTGATTTACCGTGTCCGTTTTGAGGATACAGTGTCCATGTAATTCCCCACCCCTTTGGCTTGTGCCAACGACTAACAATCCTCGTCGCTGTGTCCTCACCTTAGTGTCTGTCACGATTATGATAAGATATTACGCTTGTCAGGATGGATAAGTTTGCTATGGTTTAACAACTTTCACAACTTTAATAGGGAATAAGAGTATGAGAAAACGTAAAACGCATGTGTTTCTAAGCGGTCACGATATTGACAAGCTACAAAGTCAGATGAAGAGAGGCATCCATAAAAAAGTGATAGCCGAACAGTTCGGTATTTGTTTGGGTTCAGTATATAAGTTTGATCCCGACTCTAAAAATTATGAGCCTAATCTTATTCGCGTTCGCAAAAGCCAAATTACCCCTGTGGTGAGCGACAACACTTCATTGAGCGACAACACTTCAGACGTTAGGTTTGTGGATGGAGACATTGGGTTCATGCTTAAACTAAAAAACTTTATCTTGGCTCTTGGTAGATGAAGAGACCAACTGAGTTACCACCCACCGATACGTTGAGGATAAACCCTATCTTGAAAGAGACGTTCGGATTGATAGACAGTGGTGGGTTCAATGTTACTGACGTTGAACTAGCCGCTGGTCTTGGGTACAGAACCATGAGTAGGTGGCTGAAGCAAAATGGAGCAAGGCTTGATAGTGTAGAGGCAGTGCTTAATGTAATGGGTTATGGGCTGGAGATAAAAAAGAATGAACATATTTCACCTCTCTCAGTGTCCGAAAAAATCGGCAAGCTACCTCTGCGATAAGCATGTTCCCAAAATGTTTACCGAAACAGGGCAGATGCTTTCTTACGCACACTTCCTACTAGGTAGTTGGTCGGAGGGTATGTATCCGCCGCTGTCCAAGGCGGGCAAGGTACTGAGCCACACCAAACACCCCATGACTAAGTGGGTTGCAGAGAGTGAAGCCAACTATAGATGGACATACCAGCTTGCTTGCCAACTGATGAACGAACATTGGCTACGCTTCCATACCTTTCACAACACAATGAACCTGATGCACAAGTTCGTTGACTCTCCCCCAAGCATCAGAAAAGGCGGCCTCACAAGGCCGCCTCTTTGTATGCCAGAAGAATATCACTCGGATAACTACGTGGCTTCTTACAGATTGTACTACGCTTCAGAGAAATCACACTTCGCTAAGTGGGTACACTGTACCCCTGTGCCATTCTGGTATGATGCTATTCAATCTCTTCAGTAACCTCAGTTACTTCTGATGATAGGACTTGCAAAGCACTAGACTTTATTGTGTCACCGAACATGGCGGCGGATATATAACTCATGTATATCCTAGTGTCCTTGTCAAAGTGCATGGCTATACCATTCGGCAACATCTCTATGATCGGTGACACCAATTTGGGATCGTCGTTGTCGTACAGTATACCAACCATTGGGCGAGTAGCCAGTGTCATGTCAGTCTCTACGTCGGCAACACCGTCAATCGCCTCTTCCAGCAACTCGTTCACATAATCCGATGAATACGTCAACAGGCAATCTCCCTCGCATAAAGTTTATCGAAGCGCATATCAACTGTACGTTACCAACCTCGTAACGACCATCACAATCTATCCTATCAATGGATAAATTTCTGCTCTCCCACTTATTGTCAGGATGTGGTGTGCCATAATCAAGAGCCAGCCCAGACATAGCGCACACACCTAGCTGTTCTTTGTAGATTTTTAGGCAGTCGTCAACGGTCAAGGTAAACTCGATACCCTGTTTAGTTCTGGCTGACTTCAACTGGGAAACTTTGCGAGACAAGAATCCCCTCAAGGACTTCATTCGCTTCAGCCTGTCGCCGTTCCTGCAATCCTTGCAGGACTTTTCCCTACGCATAGAGCCATTCCTGTGGTCTCTCCAGTACCAGTAATTGTCTGATGCTAGAGAGGTTCCACAGGTACGGCAGACATAAACATTTTTATCCGCGTCGGATGCCACGACCACGAGCAGTTTTGTTTGCCATGTTGCGGATGCCAGATGCTTTGCCAGCAGATGCTTTGGTCACAAGTCCAGACCGCTTGGAAACTTTATTCTTTTTGTCCGCAGTCTTTTTCTTTGCGGCAGTGTTGCGTCGATCATAAGCCATTAGTTTTCTCCTAAATTTTGGCTACTCAAAGTAGTTTAGATTTTGGACATATACTTGTAGCAAGTCGTCCCTAACATCCCCAACGGCGACGAGCCGCGCAGATACGTTTCTTCGGCGTCTTCTTACAACTGATGTTATGCATCTTCATCTGACCAGCAGATCGTGAGCAGTAGGAATCTTTGCGCTTGCCCCCACCTGGTTGTGGGGCTTTCAACTTAGAGCCACACGCCCTGTTGTGTTTAGCCCTTCCCTTCGCAGTTAGGCCAGCACCTTTTGAGGCTGGCTTCTTTTCACCACGACCAACAGAAAGTTTTACGCTACACCTCTTCTTCGCCATCGTCCTTCACCAGCTTTAAATGACTCCTATAGTCAGATAGTGGCACAATGTTAGAACCTTCGTCGTCCCCGAAGTCTAGCTCTGGGTCGAAAGTAACTGTCACTCCATCCTCGTCTGGCTCTTGTGTCTCGATCCCCATCTCCCAAAGAAAAGATTTGTACAGGGGTAGCCAGTCACCCAGTCGCATAACTACTAAGCTCTCCGACGTATCCATCCTGTTGCGTCTGGTCAAGACTACGGGGATATCCCTGCTTCGGGATTTCTCAATACCTTTTTCGGCTTGCTCCATAGCGGCATAGGGGCTGAACTTTTCTGTGCGCTTTGCCTCAACCCACATGAACGGCACACCGTTTAAGTCAGGCAACCCACCACCAAACATATTGCTCCCACCACCAGATAGAGGCGCACGTTGAACGCTCCCGCTACTACCAAACAGCCAGTAGTCTAACCACTTAGCTAACTCTCTTTCGTAACCATCGCCCTTGCGCTTCTGCTTACTCATTTTTTCCTTGCTCCTTTTGTTGCACTAAAATTGTAGCCCTCAGTTCTTTCAGACAAAGGGGTATCCTCAGACACATCAACAAAGATCATGTCATCAGCTAACCCTAGCGTTTCGTTTCTTGAGGTACATTTGTCACAGATGTACTGCCACTTTGGGAGTGTATGCATGCGCTTACACTTGAGACACTTCCTGTCCCACGTAGGCATCTGCGATTTATGCGATGGAGCTATCGCGTATTTGGCTCCGTTAAACTCGGCAAGCCCTTCTCGGACGAGTATGCGTTTGAGCGTATCAGTGCAGACCTCCATGAAAGAGGCCATTTGTTTATATGTGTATCCATCTTCCAGCATATCCAAGAGAGCTTCCCGATCCTCATCTGAGATCGGTTTCCTATTCATGCTCACCTCTGAATGTTTCTAAAAGAGCAACCCCCAAAGGGGTTGCGATATGTCGTTACATTTTCTCTCTTGACCTACCTCCTACCTATCTGTGTATAATCCGTCCAGGACAATAAGAGAGCCAAGACCTAAACGGCCTTGTCTCTTTACTGAACAGTTCAAGAACAGTTCAAGAACAGTTCCCCTAATCATTGTTGCAACCACCTTTCAACTTCGTAACGAGGTATGCTCAGTGAACGACTCACCTCCTCAACACCCATCGACTTGTGAATGTGTAACCACACTGCCTGTTGCCTCGGTGATGGGGTATGCACAAGGTATTCGCTTCCGTCCGCCAGCCGTTCCGCCCAGCCAATGTAGTATGTGCGGTGCAACTCTGTCTGAGTACGAACTTTCCCAAAGGAAATTTGTTGAACCATCTTGAGGCGGCTGTCTGCTTCCAACTGGTTTTCTAAAAAAGTAGTAGCAGTATACTCTGCGCCACTGAAAGCAGTAACCGATACGTCCGCATCGTGGATTGCCGCTTTTGTCTTCGCTACGTTCTTATCTCTATATACTTGAGTGACCATAACCTGTGTGTCGATGTCGGTAAGTTGTGCTGTTGACCCAGCTTCTCTGCCCAAGCCACCCTCACCTGGTTTGTTGCGGTGGTGTACAAGCACCACGCTTGCCTTGAACTTAGTTCGTATCGACTTGGCTACGTGGTTTACCTTGAACCACTCTGCGGCGTTGGCTTCTTCCAACCCGCCGAACGCATTACGAACCGTATCAATAACCACTATGTCGGGCTTGATTACTTCCAACCAATCGCCCAGCAACTTAAAGCCTTGCTCTGTACCCAAGTTCATCTCACCACCATCGTCGGCAGAGATGAGTGATGGCGACCACATGTTAAAGTTATCACCACTATCGCCAAACATGTTTATGAAGTTGCGGAATCTGTACAAAACAGTACGGCTTGGGTTGTCGTAGTCTAAGTAAAGAACCTTAGCTGGCTTCTGAGCAAACGGACCGAAGCTCTCATTACCTGATGCCATGCTTACTAACATGCCTTGTAAGAAAAAGGATTTGCCGTGACCATTGTACCCAACAACCTGAGTAATTGTTTCGGATGGTATCACTGGGTCTGACCAGTAGCTGGTTTCCCCTAGTGTGTCGATCAGTCTGTCAACATCAGAGCCACGAATTGGTACAAGTCTTCCAAGTCTAGGCGGTTCTTTAGCCTTCAGTATTCTTCGGCCTTCATTGTCGTACTCCTCTGGGTACGATCTTCTATCCATATCTACGACGCTACGTATCTTGGTATTAATCCAAGCCTGTGTCTGATCAGGCGTGAACCCAGTGTCATCAAAGAAGTCGTCGTGAAACTTGGTTACTTTGAGAAGCAAGGACTCTTCAACAACTCCTTGGCGAACTTGCTGACCAATATATCTGAGCATCCAAACGTCAGTACCATCCCCTTCTCGTAGCTTGTGACCTAAGTGCGCTACACGCCTCTTAACTTGATCATAAACTGGTAGAGACTCTTCTATCTGACCAACCTTTACACCAGAAAGATTTAAGTTTCCGAAAGCAAACTCCCCTACTTGTGGTGGGGCTACGCTTTCAGGAGTACCTTTCCAAACAAAGTCTTCCATGTCGTCAAGTCCAAGGCCATACCCAACTTCCATGTGGTATATATGTTCTACCTTGTTGTCTCGCATCTTCATGGACGGCGGCATCACTACGTACCCGCCGTCACCACGTAGGTCTAGCCCTTCTATGTCAGGCCAGTTCCTTGTCACACCTCCCACGTTGTTGCCAAATCTTTGGCCGTGAAGTGGGTGAGCGAAGTAGAAGTGCTTACCTCTTGCTGTATGCACTACAAACGGTGAGGTCAAATCGTTCTTGACTGCGTACTCAACTGACTTTTCGTTGTCGCAGTCCAAGACAATTATCCCACTGATAGAACCAGTAAGGACAGCGATGTTAAACGTGCCAACTATATTTCCACTGGTAGTTTTTACACCATTCTCAAACCAGTCCTCCACTTCTTCTAAGGTGGTCGGCTCTGTCTGGTATTTCTTCCAGCCTACTAGCGGCTTCTTACTTTGTAAGGACAAGGGGATAATACACCATCCCCTCTCCACTGCTTCGACGGACGCTTGGTATAAAGCGTCACGCCACTTTTGAGCTTCTTGGTTCATTTCGCATCTCTTCTAAGTATGAGTTTAAGTTTATGTTGGGGTTGGCGAATACGATCTTCGCAAGTATTTCGGTGGTTATACTGTTAGTCTTTACCCATCGGTAGGGTTGAGTTCTGCTTTTACCCGTTGCCTTTGCGACTTCAGTAACACCTCCGCAGTCTTTAACCAATCTGCTGACATTGAACGTGTACATGATTATTCCTTTCTCATACTAGACATATCCCTATATTACATGTCATTACAAGCGCTGTCTTATTATCGTTACATTTTCTCACAATTAAGACAGTTGTTTTTTCCTACACATTTGCTATTGTAATTTCTGTGGCGGGGTGTGAAATCGCTGAACACAGTATTTCCTCCCTGCACCTCGCCACACTACGCGCACTGAAATTATAAGGAGTAAAGCCTATGGAGACTTGGGAAGACTATGAGCAACAGCCAGAAACTGGCGGCTTATCAGGCATGGTTGAAGAGTTCAGCCAGCTTGTAAATCAAATCGAAAAATTGTCTAGTAAAGCAGACCAGCTAAAGATGAAGATCGAAGCTGAGTTCCCAGCAGATGCTGGTGAGTTCAACAAACAAGTTGGAGCTTACATGGTCACACTCTACCGACAGGAACGGTGGACTTGGGATAAAGAAATCCTTGAGGCAATCTTCACATCATCAACAACCCTGCCAGACTTTGTTCGTCGCACTTATTCAATAGACAAGAAAAAGTTTAAGACGCTGGACGAAGAGCAACAGAAAGAACTTTTACCAGCACTAACTCGCAAGGGTGGTCCAGTAAAGGTTACGGTTAAATCAGGGAGTTTAGGATAAATGTTTGAACCGATGAACACATCCGATCACACAACAAGTTACAGAAAAACATTACTGTATGGTCATCACGGATGGGGGAAGACAACTCAGTTTATCCACTACCAAAAACAATTTGGTAGCGGGTTTATTCTTTCGGGAGAAAGTGGGTTGAGTTCTATCCGTGATGCTGGAATTGACTATCTACCTTTTACTAGCTGGGCTTCACCTTCGGATGCTTCAAAGCAAACGTACAGTTTCGTCGATATATTCAAGTGGATGATGACTGACGACTTCAAATCCAAGGGTTACAATTGGGTTGGGGTTGACAGCTTGACTGAACTCAGTGACATGAGCATGAGGCATGCCAACCAAGTGGCAGAGGATGACGCAAAGAAAACTGGCAAGGCTGTAAATGGTTTCCAGATTTTTTCTGACCACGCCAAGAACTTGATAGGAGCATGCAAAGCTATCAGGGATATGAACATGCACGTTCTTGTAACGGCACTCGCCAAGGAAGGTCAGGACGACGCTGGTAACACAGAGTATTGGCCTATGGTTGCTGGCAAACAGTCACAGCAACAGCTACCAGGTATATTTGATAATGTTTTTTGTGGTGTCAGGCACACTACAGATACCCACTCAGCAGGAGAGGGTAAGGTTATTAGATACGTAGTCACTGAAGAGTATAACGGCTGGAAAGGTAAGGTTCGTGATGAACGAAGAAGGCTCAAGCCAGTTGAACAGACAGGTAATATCGTCAGCCTGTTTGCCAAAATGGATATGGATGACGATGAGTATAACGCACGTACAAAACAAGGGAGCGAACAATGAGTTTCACTTTTAACGATCTAAATCTTCAGCACGTTGAGGTTAGCAACGGCAGTGTAATTCTTCCAGAGGGCAACCATATCGTCGAGGTTACTGACGCCAAGCCTGAGAAGAAGAAGAACGGTACACAGCAAGTCGTTGTGTCAATGCGCGAAGTCAACGGCACTAGAACAATCACAGACTGGATTGTTGTGTACAACCCGAACCACCCAAAAAATCAGGAGATCGGGCGCTCACAACTGAAGACACTCTGCCATCATGGTGGTCATCCGAACCCTGACAACCCTTTCCCGAACGACGATGTGTCTGTCCTCAAGGGGTTTGTCTTCGGCATTTATGTGGGTGACGACGAGTACAACGGCAAGATCAACCAGAAGGTCAAGTCTTATAAGTCTGCACAGAAGGTTGACCCTTCCTTTGACATCCAAAAGTTCAAAGACCCACTAGGCGCGGCGGCGTCAAAGCCGCCTCCATCTCAAAACAATGATGTCGATGACGACATTCCCTTTTAGTGTGCGGGGGTTGAGGGGGCTTAAAGCCCCCTCTTCTTTATAATGATTAAGTCAGTATCAGATAATCAAAACGAAATCTTAGGAAACATCCTGACGCTAACGAACAGGTCGTCTTTTGATGCCGACATAAGTTACGGAAACGGAAACTTTTACAGGCGCATATCTAAGCCATCTCTTAGGTACGACATAGAACCTCAGTCAAGTGATGTCATACAAGCTTGCAGTACAAGTCTGCCGTTGCTGGACTGCTCTCTGTCTTCAGTTGTGTTTGACCCACCCTTCTTAACCTATGTCCGCAATGGACGTAGTGGAAATGGCGACATGGTAATGTCAAAAAGGTACGGTGGGTATTGGCGGTACGACGAACTGGAAGAACACTACAAAAAAACAATCACAGAAGTTCACAGGATTTTACAACACAAAGGTATTTTTGTGTTCAAGTGTCAAGACATTATACATAATCACAAGATGCACCCTACCCACATCAATGTTGTGAACTGGTGTGAAAATAAATTTAGGTTAAAAGATATGTTCATTCTCACAGCAAAGCACAGAATGGATGTCCCCCAAAAATCAGGTGTAGCGAAGCGAGTTCAAAAACACGCACGTATGTTTCACTCTTACTTTCTTGTACTGGAAAAAACATGATAGACGTAACGAAGATGATCGAAACATACTACTCAAAGGACGAGGATGAGAAGCCCAGAGCCTACATAGGAGCGTCTTCTATAGGGCATGACTGTACGGCTATGCTTTCTTACAGCCACAGAGGATACCCTAACACAGCGCCTGACCAAAAACTGAAAAGGATTTTCAGAGACGGTCATAGGATTGAGTACATAGTTATATCCGACATGGCAAAAGCTGGTGTGCATGTTATGGAGAAAGACCCGCTGACTGGAAAGCAGTGGAGGTATACTGATTACCACGGTAACGCTATGGGTAACGCTGACGGTATTATGGAGACCGAAGACGGCATGGCTATCGTTGAGATTAAATCAATGAACGATGCCAAGTTCAAAGAGTTTTCTAAGAAGGGTGTTAGGTATAGCCACCCTATGTACTATGCCCAGATGCAATACATGATGGGGCTGTCCAACATAGAGAAGGCAGTGCTTGTTTCTTACAACAAGAACACATCTGATTACCACCACGAGTGGGTAGACTTTGAGGTTTTCTATTACAACTCTTTGAAGCAGAAGGTAGAGAACATCATCCTTGGTCACGGTACAAAAATTTCTCACGACGAGTCTGACTGGAGATGCAGAGGTTGCTTCAAGAGAGATGTGTGCTGGCAAGGCAAAGAACCTGAGAAGACCATAAGGACTTGTGGGAACGCCACTTCGTCTCTTAGTAGTGCAGATTGGACTTGTTCAAAAGGTTGTGTAGATGTGTGTAAGAACTGGGTGAGGTACGAACCAAATGCCAAAACGTAGCGGATGGCAGGGGCCAGTACCCCCTGCTATAGTCAGATGCAGTGATCACTGGATAACACAGAGGTTCAAAAAGTTATGCGCCGAAGCGTCTGATGTCCTTTACTTGCCGAAAGGTGAGCAAAGAAAGAAGAGGGAAGCAGAGTTAAATCTAAAACTTAAAGAGTTAATACAGCAAGCGGAGTACAAAAATGAGCAAAAAGGTACTGGAGATGGAGCATAACATCACACAGATACGTGACCGTATCAAAGATGTTGAGTGGCAACTTGAACAGATGGACCCAGAAGAACAGGAATACTTACTGGGTGAACGTCGCAGGGCAATCGACAAGCTTCGTCACCTACAAGTGAAGCTTCTGGATGCCAAGATGGAGGAAGAAAATGAGACCTAGACTTATTGGTATCGCAGGAAGGCTTGGGTCTGGCAAAACATTAGCCGCTGACACCCTTTGCGTTAATCATAACTTTGTTAAAGTTAAGTTTGCTAAACCGATAAAGGATATGATGAGAACTTTAGGTCTTGATGACCGTCACATTGAAGGGCATCTGAAAGAGGAGCCGTGTGATTTACTTGATGGGGAGACACCGAGATGGGCGATGCAAAGTCTTGGAACGGATTGGGGACGTTCGCTGATCAGCGAAAACTTATGGCTGAACAGGTGGAGAAAAATCGTAGAAGAGAACCTGAATTTGAACAACAACGTAGTGGTAGACGACATGAGGTTTCCGAACGAGTACGAGATGGTGAAAACATTGAGCGGCCAGGTGATCGTGCTAACTCGAAACGCAGAGAAAGAAGGGGGCCACTCGTCTGAGGGGTTGGACCTTACGTCTTTGAATAGCGATTTGGTTTTGGATAACCAAGACTGGGGGGAGAGGAAGCTAACTCAAGCAATCACTTCTTGGTGGATTTCTTCCAGCTTATCCTAGATGGTCCTGTCTTTTTCTTAGAAGATGAATTGCATTGAGCCTTAGTAGGGCGACACGCTGGATAACCTTTGCGTTTCTCACCCTTCTGTCTACCGCAAGCCTTACCTGTCTTGCAATCAATCCAACCTTTGCCACCGTTGCGGCTAAACCACTTCCTTAAACCGTCACTATTTGAAGCCATTTTTTAACCCTAATAAAAAGTAAGCTAGAAAAGCCAGCCCAAAAAGACCGACAATCAAAAGACCAGAGATAAGCACGATCTCTACTACTTGCTCTCTTTTTTTCCGTGCTTCTTTTGCGTCCTGCAACCTTTGTTTTCTGATACTGGCTCTTAACCTTAACAACTCTTGCCATGCGTTCGGACCACGGGAGTAGATTATTATTTGTCTCAGGTTGTCTTCTAAGTCCTGAGCCTTCTTCTTGTCCATGAACGTAGTCAGAGCCTCCTCTTCTACAGTCCTAAACACAGAAGTTTTCTTCTTGTTGTGTTGTTTGTTTATCTCATCAATAGAACCCCAAAGCGCACCTATTTCTTTTGCTAAGGACGTGACTTCTTTGCCAGCGGCAACGCCCGCCTTTATCGCTCCGAAAGCGGCAATAGCTGTACTGATTGGTTCGATAACACTAGCCTCAATTTAGTTTTTCTTTTTCACAGGGGTTGCTGTTCTCTTCTGGCTTGGAGACCTACTAACGTAACGAGCTATGTGCATAGACCTGTTGTTGCTAAGTCTCTCACTTGGATTGCCAAAACTTTTTGCCGCTTCTCTGTAAAGCTCTTGTTTGGTTTTAGAGTCCATTACTTTTTCTTTCCACTTTTTTTACTGTTACCCCAGTTTTTCGCGCCGACTTTCCTACACTTAACGAGCGCACCGCTTGCGTATGCTGAAGGCCAGGCCTTGTAACGAGCCTTCACCTTGCTGTAGCAAGCATCTCTCTTCGCTGTTTTCTTGGCGGCTTTGCGGGCCACTACTTCTTCCCCTTCTTTTTCAGAACACAGGGGCATGGCTCTGACATCATGTTTCCTTTCCTCCCACCCTTTGCATAGTGAGTAGGACGCTCAGACTTCTTGACGTTTCCCGCTGACCTGATACCTAAAATTGTTTTTCCGTACATTACTCACCCCATATCTCAAAGTGAGGAGCATCAATAAAAGGACGCTTACCCTCTGATCTCCTTAAATCAATATAACTTGTCATGGCCCATTCCATCGTCCCGTCAAACTCAGCAATGTCGTGTACGTGCCACGCCGCACCCCATCTAATTTTGACACCAAGTTCTTTTGCCGCCTTCTTAATAGCGTCAGCTACCTCATCATAGACGTTGAGTTCCCATGTATGCCTGCCACCTACGTAGGCCAACAAGTCTACAGCTTTGCCCTCAAGATGCTTTGACTTCATGGTTTGCGATGCGCCTTTATCAAACAGTTCCTTCTGCTCTTCTTCAGTTCTCATGCCACAGATTACGCCGAAGTCTACGTCGGTAAGCTCAATAGCTCGGCAGACTACATCAACCAGTCGTTGGTCTACGCCTACTAACTTGTCTAAACTTTTAGCTGATAATGCGTATGTCATTTCTTTCTCCACTTGTCTAATCCACGTATACCCACAGCCGCTGTACATACAATCATAAGCAAGTTAGTGTACCAGTCTGGTAATTCATTGAGGCGTTCAAACCCAGACTTAACTACTTCCTCCATGCCAGGTATGAAGACCAGTATGCACGGGATCAGAACTACAATGGTTACGAGTTCGTCTTTCCATGAACCCTGCGTACCCTGTGCCATGAGGAGTTCCCACTTACTGTCGTGGGTAGCGGCAGTTTCCATCACCTTCGCCTTCGCTGTGGCTTCAGCTATAGCTACAGTAGACTTAGCTTTTTGCTTATCGACCTTCGTCTGAAGAAATGTCCCCGCTAGATTTGCTAGTGGGCCTATCAGTGCAGTCAGCATCTTTCTCTCCGTTACAACATTCGACTACGTAAAAGCCACATACACTGCATTGACTGTGGCCGTGGACTTCAACAGCGTTCATGGAACACAAACACCTTGGGCATCTTTCTTGCTCTAGGTATTTCTTAAAGTGTCCCTTCATTTCTTTTCGCTTCCAAGCCAGACTGCGAACGCCCCTGTCATGCTCCCGCTGACCACTGATATCATTGCGCTCTGCTGAGTGCTGATGTCATCGAGTGAAATTCCCCATTCAATTACACGAATGTACATAGCAGTCATCACCATCATCATTATACGTGGCCCGACTTTGTGCCTTAGTAGTATGTCACTCAAGTTAGTCTTCCCTTGCCTAGCTTGTTACACTTGTATGATACGGGGTGATAACCTGGCATATACTGATGGACGAACGGACCCATCTCGTAGATGCGGGCAACGCACCTCTCTCTAGTTTCGTATGGGCCTCTCTGGTCGTGGAGTTCAATGCAGTTGCTATTGTCCCCCATGACGCAGATAAGAAGTATTGCCTTGAACATCAGAAGCCCTCCTTACCGAACCCCTTATTACTGCTGAAACTATTGCTACCAAACTTGCTGGCCTGCTTCTTCTTCTTCCCGCCAGAGCCAGCTTCGCCAGCCACTGCGTCAACCACACCTTCCTTGAAGGATCGTATACCTCCAGCTACAGGTATGCGTCCGACTATTGATCGTACTGCTTCACGACGACGACCAGCTTTCTCCTCGCCTAGTCCAAGAGGGCCACCTACGAACACATCATACGCATCTTCTGCCGTGCCTACTGATGGTCCCAGTACAGCACTAAAGGTACGTAACTTACCAAAAGCACCGTTGTCTGCTTGCTCGGCAGTGTTGTAAAGAAGCTCACCGAAGAGTCCCAATCCACCGATAGCCATTAGGCCATCGACATAATTACCAGCTATTTCGTCGGTCATGCTGTCTTCTTCAACTCCTATAGCTCTGGCTATAGGACCGAATACAGAGCCAGTAACACGACGCTCTCTTAGCTCACGGCTCTCTCCGTCTTCGCCGCCTCTCGCCTGAACGTGGTCTTTTGCCGCCGCACTCGCCCAGCCCATGCCAACACCAGCAGTCGCAAGGTATGCGAGTGGCGCGGGGTTGCCCGCGTTCCATTCGTCAATCGTATATTTACCCATGCGAGCCATCATTAGCTGGAAGCTCTTGAGTTGGAAGATCATTGAACCCCAAGGTGTTTGAAACCACAAAGGAATGTCGTTAGGATTTGGTGTAAAGATTGCTTCGTTAGTAAACCTCATCAATCCGTAACGTAGTTGCTTGTTCTCAAGCATATCAG